GGTGGCGATCCCGTCGTGTACGAGTACGACACCGAGGTCCTGGAGGTCCACCATAACGGCGAGTGTGGATGCCGGTCGGCCTGCGAGTTGGAGGTCACGATCCCGTCTGCTGACGCCGAGTTCATCGCTGCATCCCCGACTCTCGTGGCAGGACTCCTCGACGAACTCGATTGCCTGGAAACCGACCTGGAGGCGGCGGCATATCGGCATGTACAGCTACAGGCGCGGATCGGCAAACGCGACCGCACCCTCGCCCGCATCCAGGCTGTCGCCGCCGACGTCGACCAGGACGGCGGACACACAGGACCCACACTCGCCCGCCACATCCTCAACATCATCGGCGGTGAAGCATGAACGAGCCCTACTACTCCGACAACCTGGTGACGCTCTACTACGGAGACTGCGTCAGCGTCATGGAATCGATCGGCGACCAGAGCGTCGACACCGTGCTCACCGACCCGCCGTACTCGTCAGGCGGTCGACGTGAGAACTCTCGATCGCTGCGGAAGTCAATGACGCGTGGCACCTCCGACGACGATTGGATTCGCGGAGACGCTATGAGCACCAACGGATTCATGCACCTGATACGGCTCTGCGGTATCGAGTGGCGGCGCATCCTCAAGCCTGGTGGACACGCTCTCGCATTCATCGATTGGCGAATGGCCGCAACCCTGGCCGCGGCACTGGAAACTGCCGACCTGCGGCAACACCCGATCCTGGTGTGGGACAAGCAGAGGCTCGGTATGGGCGCTGTGTTCCGTAATCAGCACGAGTTCATCGTGCACATGAGCGCGGGCAATCCGACCCCACCTCTGCGACGCGACGTGCCAAACGTGATCGGCGTACCTCCTGTGCGCGGCGGTGACCATCCGACCGAAAAGCCGGAACCCCTATTGAGAACGCTCCTCTCGGTAGTCGCAGCATCAGGGTCGGTAGTCCTCGACCCCTTCGCTGGCAGCGGCGCAACACTCGCCGCGGCACAGTCTCTCGGCATGAAGTCGATCGGCATCGAGGCGGACGAGAGGTACTGCGAAGTCATCGCGGACCGAATGAGTAGACAGACCATGTCGCTGTTCGGTGGTGTGTCGTGATTGCCGCCGCCATCCTCTGCACCCTCCTCACCCTCGCCGGCGTCTGCGTCTGGCGATGGCAGGCACGCATGAACGCCCGACCCTCCGAACACAATTCGATCACCGGCACAGGAGCCGACGTATGACCACGAAACCATGCAGCCGCCCAGGATGCGAGAAACTAGCCACCAGACGCGGACTCTGCCACGCCGACTACATGGCACACATGACCCGACAGATGGCCTACGGGCGTTGGGAATCCGGATACGTCGATGCCCAACCCGCCCGAGAACACGTCGCCAAGTTGCGTGCGGCCGGAATGGGTACCCGCACCATCGCCCAAAACGCCGGCATCTCACGCACGATCCTGCAATGCCTCATCCACGGCAAACCCCGGCCCGGAGCAGAACATCGCGACCCCCCGTCAAAAACCATCGCCAGATACAACGCCGAGAAGATCCTCGCCGTACCCATCCCCGACGACATCCGCGACAACTCAGGAAACATCGACGCCCTCGGCACCCGCCGCCGCCTGCAAGCACTCATCGCCTACGGATACTCCCAACGCGACATCAGCCGCCGCCTCGGTTACGCCGCGGACAATCTCTCGAGCATCGTCAACGGCGACCTTGCCGCCGTGAAACCGTCCACTCGGGAACGCGTGGCCCGGCTGTTCTCCGAGCTTCAGGTGACACCCGGTGACTGCGCCCGGTCACGCAACCGCGGCCGCGCCAACCGGTGGCCGCTACCTCTCGACTGGGACGAAGACACCATCGACGACCCCACAGCCAAAGCGACCCGATCAATCATGCGCCCCTATGACCCCCGCCAGGACGAAGAGAAGATCGCAGACCGCCGAACCCGCGTCGCCAAACTCCTCGACGCTGGGCTGTCCGCCTCTGAGATCGCAGTCCAACTGCGCTGCACCGTCCGCACCATCGAACGGGACAAGACGGCAATACGCGAAGCCGATTCCCTGAGCGCCGCCTCATGACCGACCTGATGCAGATCGTCGAGTTCGGCAACCAAACCGGCGATGACCCCATCCGCTGGGACGGCCACACCAGCCAATATCTCGTGCCCGCCACCAACCGGACCCGCATCCTCGACCGCGAACACGCCAACGGCCACATCCCCGGCGCCGACGGATGGCTCACCTTCGGCCGCGACCTCGGACTGCTCTACGGCACCCACATCTGGCACTGGACCCGCATCCGGTGGGAGACGGTGCCGCACCTCGAAACACAGGAACTCCCATGACTCGGTCCCGCGGCATCATCGCCGACCGCATCGCCCAACGACGGGAGTGTGTGAATCCTGTTGCGGCACAAACAGAAAACAGCAGAACAAAGGGTAGAATGAGAGCGACCCCGACGGGTGCTGACACACCCAGCCGGGGCCTAACCACCACCCAACTGAGTACACAGAAGGGAGGGGCTGATGACTGATTCTAGCCCCCACAACGACGAGCAACTCCGCGACATCATCACCGCCGCTGTGATGGGCAACGAGTTCCTCGCGGACACGATCGTGAGCGCCATCCACGAGCACTACGTCTTGACGCCGAAGCTGCCCACCAACCTCGCGATTGCTGTGAACTGGTATGCCACCAAGCGGCACTTCATCGACCCGAACTCGACGCCGAACGAATACTCGGGGGCAACCTCCTACCGCGCCATGTGCGGCAGCTTCTCCGTGTGGGACCCGACTGATGATCGACTGAACAACAACATCACTCGACGCCGAAACGGCAAAGGCATCGACAGCTTGCCGCTGTGCAAGCTGTGCGCCAAGCGTGCCGAGGTTGGTGCGTGATGTCTGTTCCTTCCCTGGCCACTGTCATCGCCAAGCACCGGTACCGCGAACAAGACCACTGCACCATCGCCGGTATTGCCTACTGCTGGTGCGGTTGGTCCACCAAGATCGTCAGCACCCACAAGACCGCCATCACACTCCACGGCGAACACGTCGCTGCCGTCATCCGCGACAGCCGGGTGGTCCGGTCAGACAACCTGGACGACTCCTGGCCCACAGGCACCGTCATCCAAGAGATTCACGACTGCGGGGAGCTGTGTGAGAACTGCTTCTATCCGCCGTTGTGGGAGATGGCTTTCCAGTGCGGATGGTCTCGCGTTGGGAAGATGTATGACCCCGGCGACGATCAGCCGGCGTGGCCGTGTCGCGTCCTGTACCTGCCCGCTGATGAGGCGGAGGTACAGCAGTGAGCCCGATTAAAAAGTGGTGGCACCTCCACCCAGAACTGCGGTTCCTCTGGTGGGGATTCACCCACCCATCCGTCCCAGTCCCGCCCTGGCAGAACGATCCCCATTCACAACAGCTACGGGTCGACGTGTTCACCCCAGTGATCGCGGAGATCCGCCGTGATGAGCAGATCGCCCGCGGCGTTACCGCAGACGGATCGGAGGTACAGCAGTGAGGACTGAAGCCGAGATCGTCGCATCCGCCCGAAATACACAACCCTTCTCCAACGGCACCGAGTTTTACGAATGGTCAGGCAACTGGTGTGACGACTGCCATTCGCCAGCAGAGAAAGCGTGGCGTGACTTCGAAGCCGGCAAACGCAAGAAGCCGCTGAAGGAATACCCGGGCGGCTGCCCACTCCTGGCATGCGCAGTCGCGCACAGCAAAACGCCGATCGAGTGGATGGAACAAGACCCGTTCAGCTTGGCCGACCGCTACCACTGCATTGAGCACCGCGGTCCTGACGACGGTGGGCATGAGCCACGCCCGAAGCCCGAGCCGCCGAACATGGACGGCTTGTTCGAGCGACCCGAACGTCGGGTCCGGCTGCTGTCTCAGCCCGAAGAGGTAAGAGCGGAGGTGCAGTAGCGCGTGGCCGAATGGTTCGCGGCGTCCTCCCGCTACTACAAGGATCTCGACGACATGGGGGTCAGCGAGACCGCCCAGACATGCTTTATGCGCATCCTCGCGTACATCGCGGAACAGGAGAATCTGGACGGGTTCATCGCCGAAACCGCTCTCAAAAAGCTCGGTTTACGGTCAGTTTCGCGACGAGTTGATGAACTCATTCGGTATGCCATTCTGACGCCAAGTGAGGACCCGTTGGGCTATCACGTCAGGGCCTTCGACAAGTGGCAAGGACCCCTAATTGCCCACGTCAGAAAGAAATCGCGCGATCGAGACCGAATCGCAGAGAAGCGTCGTGTCGCGGATTTGTCGCGCGACAGTCGTACGACTGTCGCGACACACAGAACAGAACAGAACAGAACTACTACTTACGTACCTGAGTCAGCTCACGTAAGTGACACCCGCGAACACGAAGAGCGGCCCACAGGGCCAGCGATCCGACCCGACGCAGCCCGCCTCGTCCGCGACATCATCCCCACCGAACACCCCAACGCCGTCCGCACCGCGCTACGCCTCAAAGCATCCGAGATGCTCCGCGCTGGCACCGACGAAACCGACGTCGCCGACGCCCTCCAGCTGTGGCTCACCAAACCCAACGTCGGACCCGGAATCCTCCCATCACTCGTCAGCGACGTCATCAAAGCCCGAAGACCCACAGCGGTCGTCGCCAAACCATCCAAGCTCCGCGGCATCGCCCAACTCGCCGCCCAAGCCCGAGCCGAAGAACAAACCCACACCCGCCGGGAGATCGCCCAATGACCATCACCAAAGCCGACGCCCTCGAAATCATGGCCTGCGTCGCCGCCTGCCACCCCCGCACCGCACCCCGCTGGCACGACGACCCCGAAGCCGCCGAGTTCACCGCCAACACCTGGGCGCGCATGTTCAACCGCCACAACCTCGAACTGCGCGACCTCCTCACCGCAGTCGAACGCCGCGCCGCCGACACCACCGACACCGCACCCGAACCCGGCGAAATCATCCAGGCCGCCCGCACGGTGCGCCGCGACCGCTCCGACGCCGAGATGGGCACCGAGGAAGGCCGCGCCCGCCGAGACGCCGCCATCGACGCCAAGGTGCAGCGGATGGTCGGGCCGCTCGCGAACCGCCTCGGATCGCTCGACCGGCCGGCGTTGCGCGCCGTCCACCCCGCGTCAAGACCCACATCCGGCGACCCGGATCGCAGAGCCCAGGCCCGCGCCGAACTCGACGCACTCCGCGACGCTGGCGCCGAAGACGGGGGAGTCGCATGACCGTCCACACGATCACCGTCCCGATCCGCCGCCCCGCCATGCTCGCCAACGACCAGAGGCGCGCGCACTGGACGAAAGTGCGGGACGCGAAAGCCGAGACGCAGTCATTGGTGTGGGCATGCGCGAAACAAGCCCTCATTCCAACGCTGACGACCCCAATCCGCATCGTGGTCACCTGGTACGCCCCCGACCAACGACCACGCGACCCAGACGGCCTCGGACCCTTCAACAAAGCCGCCATCGACGCCATCGTCGCCGCCGGAATCATCCCCTCCGACTCCTGGGACCACGTCCTCACCGTCGCCTCAGCCATCCGCCCCGACCCCCAAAACCCGCGCATCGAAATCCAACTCGAGGAGGCCTCGTGACCGATCAGAACATGCCCGCCCCGCTCGCAGGAGAGACCGTGGACGCTCTACCGCGCCTCGTTGAGGTCGAAGTACCCGCCAACGCATTCCGATGCTCCTGCGGCGAATGGTGGACCGCAATCTCGGCCGCACACTGCTCCGGCTGCCACCTCACGTTCACCTCGGTCTCCGGTTTCACCCTTCACCGCAAAGGCGGCAAGTGCTCGGTACCCGCTGATCTCGGGATGGTCCTCGCTGACCGCAAGTACCCGGCGTGGGCAATGCCAGGCACCTGGAGTGGACCTGAGGGGGACGTATGACCGGCCAGCTCGTGTTTCCGAACTCCCCACCCACCTACTGCTGGGTCTGTCGAGCGATGCGACAGATCAACCCGTCCGGTTGTGGACCCGAATGCTCGGAGGAACAGTGACCCGACCTAGACGCCATCGAAGCCCGCGTAACCGCAGCCACACCCGGACCGTGGGAGGCAGTCCTCTGCGCGTGCGAAATTCTCCACGGGAACGGCGTGTGGTCGGTCGGGATTGTCGATTCAGTCTTCGAGGACGAGGTGAATCTTCGTGCCCCAGACGCCAAGTTCATCGCCGCAGCGCGAGCTGACGTGCCCGCTCTGGTGGCTCGTGTGCGGGAACTGGAAGACGCGATCGAGCGAGCCATGGAGGAGTGCCGCAAGACCGGCGAGCACAACGCACACGCGAAGCACCTGAACATTCGGAGCGCCCGGTTGCTCGCTGTTGAGGTGCTCCACATCCTGGGTGGTGCGTCGTGAACATGGACTGGTTTCGTCCCCGACCGGCCATCGAAGAACGGGCCCCGCCGCAAGACACCAAACGCGCCGAAGCCCGCCAGTGGTGGGCCGACCAACCCGCCCGCATCGCAGCACGACTCGAGGAGCACCAGTGACCGACACCGCACCGTTCCACGACGCCTACAACCAATTCGACAACGCCATCCACACCCTCATCGGACTCAGATGGACCACCGTCCACCACTGCACCGGCACCAACCACAAACCCGACTGCTCCTGCAACGGCACCACCAACGCCTGCCAACCATCCCTCTACACCCAGATCCGCGACGACATCGAAGGACTCAACGGCGGTGCAGGGCGAGGCAAATCGGAATCACGCCCCCCACTCTGGGTCGACGGCATCGACTGGCTGAAGAAGGTCGACACCCTGACTGACACGCTGGCACCCGGCGGGACAGGCGGTGTCGTAGCCAGACTCGACGACCTCACCCGCCACTCGTTCGGCCCGGACGACACCAGCTGGCTGCAGAAGTCGACGAAACAGGTGAAGGCGATCGTCGTCGAAGGCAACACCCTTCTGCAGGGCGAAGAGATCCGCCGCTTCGACGTCGTCGCCCCATGCCCCCAGTGCGGCGAGCGGACGGTGTACCGCAAGGATTCCGGCGGCGACTGGGTACGCCAGACCGCGCTGCAACTCACCATCCACGGCTGCATGTGCGTCGCCTGCGGAACGTGGTGGGACCGCGACCACCTCAACTTCCTCGCCGAAGTCATCGGCTGCGAACGAAAGGAACTCGCATGATCGTCTGGGAGTGGCTCCTCACGGCCACCGTGACCGTGCTTCTTCTCGCGGTCTCAGCTGGGATCGCATGGGGACTAACGCGATAGTCAGCGTGTTGTGCTTGACCCGCAACAAACAGTGATACAGTGGTCCTTGGTCGACCAGTGTGCCCGCAGAAAGTTGCAAAAGCCCAGGTCGGCATTCTTTTTGCCTAAATCAGGCACCAGACCAAAACAGACCCCCGCGCCTGCTGGAACAGGCCGGGGGCTTGGTCAAACCTCTGTGGAAGGTCCAACATGCCCGACTATACGTCCATCCCCACCAACGCCCAAGACATCATCAGGTCCCGCTCCCACGAGACCGACACAGGATGCTGGGAATGGAACCGGGACACCAAGAAGCGTTACCCGCACGTGATGGTGCGCGGCGAAAACTATGCAGCACATAGGCTCTCCTACGTCGCGTTCAACGGGCCCATCGGAGAGCTGCACGTCTGCCACACCTGCGACAACACGCACTGCGTGAACCCCGCCCACCTCTTCCTGGGTACGCACAAGCAGAACATGGAAGACATGGCAGCCAAGGATCGTGGCCCGAGAGAGCTACGAAACAGCTGCGGGAAACTCACCGACGACGAGGTTCGGCGGATACGTCAGCTTCACGACCGAGGCTTCCCGAACTCCTGGATCTATCAGGAGTTCCCACATATATCCAAGGGGCATATCCGGAAGATCGTGAACCGCTCAGTCACCCAAGAGGGTTACGTGGTCCGCGACAAGGCCGGGTAGACCGAAGCTTCCCGCTACCGGGATGGCGCGGAACGTGACCGCGCCGGCCTCATAACTCTCGCCAGTGACAACGGCCGAAACCAACACGTACAACCACCCATCCATCGGGGCATCCGCAGAATCGAGACAGCCATGGCTGTTGTGGAAATCGTTGCGACACGGATCATCATGTGCGTCGTCATCCCCGCCGCGTGGGTTCAGGGCTGGCAGATGCGGCGCGCCAACCACCGCACAGCCGCGCAGAAAGCGCGCGACGAATGCCGGTGCGGATGCTGCGGCATCATGGACGAGCTCAGCGGCATCGACCTCGACTGAACAGGAGGGTGTCTGTGCCTGAGTTCATCGCCCGCACCGACCCCAACTCCACATCCGGCCGCACCGGGCCCGGACGCTGGGCCATCGTCATGACCCCCGTCCCCGGCGTCCTCTGGACCAACGACATCGACGCAGTCGGGTTCGTCGCGATCGGCCAGGTCGCCGACACCATCTTCGACTCGACCAACATCGACGAGCTCATCCAGATGGGTGTCGACGCCGGCCGCACCGCCACACAGGTCTTCGACACCAACGCCAGCACGTACGGCAAGTCGGTCAGCGAAGGCGAACTCACCAACTGGGGGCGCCCCACCACACGGTTGAAGTTGGACCCGCCACCCCATATCACCAAGCGCGAGATCCTCGATCAGACAGCAGGAGGTCTGGCGTGATCATCCTCATCGCGCTCGCCATCCTGGCAGAGTCGTACATCCCGCTCGCCTCGAGCAAACGCCGTCGAGCAGCCGCGATCCCCGAGGCTGTGCAGGCTGAGTACGCTTCGGGCGGCAAGCACCGTGCCGAGCATCGCCGGTCGTACGGTTCGAATGCCGGTGACTCCTACTGCCTCGGCTGTCGCTGGGAAGGCCCGTACGACGAGTTCGACGCCCACATCCCGGACGGCGAGCAGTGAGACTCACACCCGCACAACGGCGCGAGGCCCTCGCCAAGATGGGCAACGGCTACCAGAAGCAGATGTTCCTACTCGGACTGCGATGCAAAGCCCTCGAGCACGAACAGATCAGCGGCGAACAGAAGCGGCGCCTCGAATCCGAACTGCTCCCCGCCATCCGCCGCGTCCACGAGAACCAGCAGAAGCGCAACAAGCGCGGCCTACTCGCCATCCAAATCCAGCAGGCCACCACGATCTTCGCTGACATCTTCGGCGAGGACTGGCACCCACGACCCGACAACCCAGTCCAGCGCGAGTGCATCGCCGACCTACAGACCCCGCTCTGAACAGGAGCAAGCCCATGACCACACTGATCCGCACCTGCAGCACAGTCGAGCTGACAGGCGACCGCCAGTCCGGCAAGACCGAGACACTGATCCGGACAGCCATCGCCGACGCGACAGCAGGACGCCGCGTCCTGTTCGGCACCTACCGATGGGCAGTCGCGCGCAACACCTTCGACCGAATCAGCAGCCAGATCGACAACGACTGGATCACCCGGATACGTCGCAGCAACGGCAACCTGCGGATTGACCTCGTCAACGGTGGACTGATCGACGTCCGCGCAGTCACGACCAACGGACAGCGCGGCCTCGACTGCGACACCCTGATCCTCGACGACGCACACGAGTACGAACAGCACGTCGAGTCGGCGATGTGGTGCGCCGCGGCCAGCCCCAACCCCCGCGTGTACATCGCACGCGTGAGCTGATGCCAACAGCCAAGCAACGCAACACAACACAACGAGGACTCGGGTGGAAACACCAGAAACAACGAGCACGACTCCTCGCCCAACACGTCGACGGAACACCCTGCTGGTGGTGCGGCAAACCCATGCACAAAACCCAAGCACTCGCCGCCGACCACACCCACGCCCGAGCACACGGCGGCACCACCGCCGACCGACTCCTCCACGACCTCTGCAACAAAGAACGCGGAGACGGCAGCCGCGACCACGAACGACCCGCACTCCTCAAACTCCGCGGCGGACACCCCGCCAACAGCCTCAACTGGGGGTGACCAATGACCACACCCCCCGAAAAATCCACACCCCCCGGGGGACCTGACTACCAGGGGGAGTCAGCATTTTTTTGCACGGCTCGGATTTCGAGGCGGCGGGGTCGGCGCTGTGGGCCGATCTGGCCGACGAGGCGGACCCGTATTCGCTGATGGTGATGGTGATCGAGGCGTGTCGGCTGGCTGATCGGCTGGCGAAGTTCGATCTGCTGTTGCGCGGGGACATCGATACGTGGGCGCGGCTGACGCATCGCACGCTGACCGACGACTACGAGCTGAAGATCGACTCGGCGGCGGCGGAGGCCCGGCAGACGGCGGGCGCGCTGCGGCAGATCCTCGCCGAGATACGCCGCCAGAAGAGCGAGCAGGACAACCCCGGTGACGGTAACCCTCTCGACGATCTCTGAGTTCGACGTCGATGCGGCGTTCGCAGAGATCGTCGCGAAGGAGTGGCCGAATCTCGAGGGCCGGCAGACCCCGCGGTCGCTCTGCTTCACCGAGGGTGACACCGAGCTCGGTGAGAAGGCGTGCAAACTGGCGTTTCGCGCCGGGCGGATTCGGGCTATGCCGTGGCAGTCGTGGTCGCTGGACCAGATCATGGCGAAGTCGCCTGACGGGACGTGGACGCACCCCGAGTGCTGCCTGATCGTTCCGCGGCAGAACGGCAAGTCGCTGATCCTGGTGATCCGCGTGCTGTACGGGCTGTTCAAGCTCGGCGAGAACATCGTGTTCTCGGCGCATCAGTGGGAGACCGCGAAGGCGCTGTGGAAGCGGGCGTGGGCGATCGTGAAAACGACGCCGTGGCTGAACAAGCTGGTCGAGTCGCACACATGCAGCCAGGGGCGCGGCACGATCGAGCTGGCGTCCGGGGCGAAGGTCGTGTTTACGACCCGGTCGGCGAACGCCGGCCGCGGCCTCGACAAGGTCGATCTGGTCATATACGACGAGGCGTACGACCTGACCGAGGCCGACATGGCGGCGCTGTCGCCGACGAAGATGGCCGCCGACGACCCGCAGACGATCTACACGTCGTCGGCAGTCAACCAGGAGCAGCATCCGAACGGCCAGGTCCTCGCGGCGGTCCGGGAACGCCTGCTGCTCAGCGAAGAGGGCCTGTTCGGCGCCGAATGGATGGCGCCCGAGGAGTTGGATCGGTCGGAGCCCTCGACGTGGCGGTGGGCGAACCCGTCGTTCGGGGTGATCCAGACCGTGAAGAAGCTGGCCGCCGAGTTCAAGGCGATGGCCACCGCGGCAGGACGCAAGAGCTTCGATGTCGAGTATCTGGGGCGCGGTGACTGGCCGACCGAGGTCACGTCGATCGACCCGGTCATCGACCCCGACCTGTGGGGTGACATGGGACAAGCCAATCCACCGGTTCGCGGTTCGATCGCGCTCGGCGTGGACATGACCGCCGACCAGCGGTGGGTGACGATCGCCGCGGCGACGTGGACCGAGAAGGACGACAAGGATCTGGTTCGCCTCGAGATCGGCTACCACGAGGCGCCGTCGCGGGCGGTAGTCCGAAAGATCCTCGAGCTGATCAACCGGTGGGACCCGTGCGTGCTGGTGATCAACGGAACGAGCCCGGCGAAGTCGCTGGTGCCCGAACTGGCGAACGCCGGGATCGAGCCGGAGTTGACGTCGTCGTCGCAGATAACCGAAGCGTGCTCGGGGTTCTACACCGCGGCGGTGAATCACGAACTGTCGCACGCCGACGACCCTCGCCTGACCACCGCGCTGATGGGTGCGGAGAAGAAGGAGTTCTCGGGCGGCGCATGGGGCTGGGACTACCGCTCGGACGTGGTGCTGTCCCCGCTGCAGGCCGCGACGCTCGCGTTCTGGGGGCTGCAGGCGTTCGGAACGTCCACTGTCCCAGACCAATCGGCCACCCAGGTCGAGACCAGCACGTCCGAGTACGTCGATGACGGCCTGATGGCCGCCGGGTTCTGAAGGGAGGGACTTCGTGGCGAAACCGCCTACCCAGGAGATCGGGTACGCAGCCGAGATCGGTATCGATGGCACGTTCTGGCAGCCGGCCGAGGAGACTCCCGAGCTGCGGTGGCCGCTATCGGTGCGGGTATTCGAGCAGATGCGGCGCCAGGACGCCCAGATCACGTCGGTGCTGCGCGCGGTGATGCTGCCGGTGCGACGCACGAAGTGGCGTCTCGACCCGGCCGACGCGCGCCCCGAGGTCGTGGAGCACATCGCCAACGATCTCGGCCTGCCGGTCAAGGGCGGCGAGGAGCAGGTGTCGCGGGCGCGGCGCCGGCGCGGCCGGTTCTCGTGGGAAGAGCACCTGCAGCTTGCGCTCCTGTCAATCCAGTACGGGCACATGTTCTTCGAGCAGGTGTACAGCCTCGGCGACGACGGCCTGTACCACCTGAGGAAGCTCGGACCGCGCATGCCGCGCACCATCTCCGACATCAAGGTCGCCCGCGACGGCGGGCTCGTCGCGATCGAGCAGTACGGCTTCACCGTCGACACCGACCTCGTCAGCATCCCGGTCGATCGGCTCGTCGCCTACGTCAACGAGCGCGAAGGCGGCGATTGGGTCGGCAACTCACTGCTCCGTCCCGCCTACAAGCACTGGCTGATCAAGGATCGGCTGCTGCGCGTCCAGGCGCAGACCATCGAACGCAACGGCATGGGCGTCCCCGTGTACGAGGCCGGCCCGAACGACGATCAGACGCAGATGGACCGCGGCGCGAAGATCGCCCAGTCCTACAAGGCCGGAGCCGCCTCCGGTGCATCGACACCGAACGGCGCGAAGCTGCGCCTCGCCGGTGTCGAAGGGAACCTGCCCGACGCCAACCCGGCCATCCGCTACCACGACGAACAGATCGGCCGCGCCGTGCTGGCGCACTTCCTCAACCTCGGCACGCAAACCGGTTCGTGGGCTCTCGGATCGACGTTCGCCGACTTCTTCGTCCTGTCGCTGCAGACGCTGGGCGAGCAGATCGCCGACGTGGCGAACCAGCACATCGTCGAAGACCTCGTCGACGCGAACTGGGGACCCGAAGAGCCCGCCCCACGACTGGTTTTCGACGAGATCGGTTCCCGCAAGGATGCCGTCGCGTCGGCTTTGAAGCTCCTCGTCGACGCCGGCATCCTCCACACCGACCGGGCGCTCGAGGAGTCGGTGCGCCAGGACTACGGGCTGCCCGCTGCCGACCCCGAGAGCGCCGAATCCGACCCCGAAACAGCGCCCGAACAGCCCGAAACCGACTCTGAACCGCCGAATCCGCCCGCAAACAGCAGGATTCGGGCCCCGAGAGCGCGAATCGACCCCGAAGGAGCGCTGACACTGTGGTGAACGCACGCATCCCGGCCATGGAACGCCTCCTGGCGTCCCAGCCGAAAGACCAGCAGGCCAAACGGAGCTGGTTCGAGTTCCGCAACGCCGACACCGACGACGACGGACCCGTCGAACTGTTCATCTACGACGTCATCGACGACTGGTTCGGCGTTTCGGCCGACATGTTCGCCCGCGAGCTATCCGGCATTGATGCCGAGGAGATCACGGTCCGGATCAACAGCCCGGGCGGCAACGTGTTCGACGGAATCGCGATCCTCAACGCGCTGCGCGGCCACAAGGCCCACGTCACCACGATCGTCGACGGCCTCGCAGCGTCGGCGGCGAGCTTCATCGCGATGGCCGGCGACGAGATCGTGATGAATCGCAACGCGGAGATGATGATTCACGACGCCTCCGGCGTGTGCATCGGCAACGCCAAGGACATGGCCGAGATGCACGACATGCTCGAACGCGTCAGCAACAACATCGCCTCCATCTACGCCGACCGCACCGGAACCGACGCCACCGAATGGCGCACCGCGATGCTCGCCGAGACCTGGTACTCCGCCGACGAGGCCGTCGACGCGGGTCTCGCCGACCGAGTCGAATCCGCCGGCGACCAGAGCGCCGAGAACGCGAAGAACCGGTTCGACCTGTCGATCTTCAACTACGCGGGCCGCGACAAGGCCCCGACACCGACTCCTCTCGCTGCCACCGGGGCGCCAGAGGTCAATGGAGGAAAGGAGGCCATCACCATGGCCACCCTGAATGAGGGCCTCGCGGAGCGCCTCGGCATCCCTGCCGACGCCGACGACGAGACCATCCTGTCCGCGGTCGACGAAGCGCTCGCCGAACGTGCAACCGGCGAGCCCGAACAGCAGGAACAGCAGCCCGCCGCGCACCTGCCCGAGGGGGTCGTCGCAATCGACGCCGCCACCCTCGAGGAACTGCGCGCCGCCGCGACGCGCGGCGACCAGGCCCGCGCCGAGCAGGAGCGCGTCGGCCGCATCTCGGCCGTCGACGACGCCGTCCGCACCGGCCGGATCTCGCCCGCCCAGCGCGAAACCTGGCTGAACCGCCTCGAAGCCGACCCGGCCGAGGCTGACGTGCTCAACACGCTGGCACCGGTGTATCCGGTCACCGGCGAGATCGGGCACGCCGCCAACCCCACCAACCAGGACGACGGCGACTCGATCATGACGTCGCTGTTCGGACAGGAGGCCTGAGTCATGCCCGAGTACGCACCCATCTACAAGCCCGGCCAGTCGATCACCCGCACCACCTCCGGTGCCGTGACCGCCGGCCAGCTGGTGGTCGTGTCCGGCAACGACACGGTCGCCGCATCGTCGGCCGCCACCGCCGCCTGGCTCGGCGTGGCCGCCCACGACGCCGCCAGCGGCGAGAAGGTCACCGTCCACACCGGCGGCGTCCACGAGCTCGCGGCATCCGGCGCGGTCACCGCGGGAGACGCCGTCATCCCCGCCACCGGCGGCGCCGTCGCGACCCTCGGCTCCGAAACCAACTACGCCCGCGTTGTCGGCGTCGCGCTCGCCGCGGCGGCCAACAGCAAGGTCAAGGTCCTCGTCCGATAACGGGCGGAATCAGAAAGGAAGGCAGACATGCCCATTCACTATCCGCCCGCCGCGCCGACGCTGTCGGGTGACAACCTCACCATCAGCCGGTTCCTGAAGGACCCGACGCTGGTGGCCCGTCGCCTGCGCACCCTCGCCGAGCAGCGGTTCATCGCAGACGTGCTCCTGCAGGGCCGGTTCCGCACCGAATCCGGCTCCGTCCTGTACGAGACCGGCGAGTCGATCTACGCCGACCGGGCACCCGAAGCGGTCGCCCCCGGGTCGGAATACCCGCTCACCACCATCGGCACGGGTGACGCGCAGATGGCCAAGACGGTCAAGTGGGGTCGCGACGTCGAGATCACCGACGAGTCGATCTCGCGGCAGAAGATCGACCCGGTCAACCGCGGTCTCACCAAGCTGGTGAACAACACCGTGAAGACCATCGACAGCGTCTCGCTGTCGGCGATCGCCTCCGCGGTCACCCAGTCGACCGCCGCGTCCGCGTCGTGGGCGACGGGCACCCCGAACATCTTCCGCGACATCGCTCGCGCGAAGGCCAACATCCGGGCGCTCAACGAGGGGTTCGAACCCGACACCGTCGTGGTCGACGACCTCACCTTCGCGAACATCATCAGCGACCCCGCGTTCTCGCTGCTGCTGCCGCGCGAATCCCGCGACACCCCGGTGTTCACCGGCAACTTCCCGGTGATCGACGGCATGCGGATTCTGCCCACCCCGAACCTGCCGGTCGCCGGTGTCGCGCTCGTCGTCGACACCACCCAGCTCGGCGGCATGGCCGACGAGAACCTCGGCGGCCCGGGCTACGTGTCCGCCGAAGGGGTCGGCATCCAGGTCAAGACCATCCGCAACGACGACGAGGACAAGTGGCGCCTGCGCGCCCGCCGCGTCACCGTGCCGATCGTCCTCGAGCCCAAGGCGGCCTGGAAGATTACGGGGGTCTCGGCATGAGATACACCGTGACTGCCGCCCTCGTGGTGGCAGCCGACACCGAGGGGAAGTTGAACTACCACTACGAAGGTGCGCACATCGCGTTCCTGTCGGAGGAGGACGCCGAACGGTTCCTCGCCGACGGCATGGTGGTGGAGACCGCCGATCTCGCCGACGAGGCGTTCATCTCGCTCGCGGAGGATTCAACTTCGGCGCCGGCCGACGGCGGGGACCCGCCGTCCCCGGCCGGCGACGGCGCGCGTCCGCCGAAGACCGCGTCGAAGGATGCGTGGGTCGACTTCGCCGAGGCGAAGGGCATGTCCCGCGCCGAGGCGGAGGACATGAGCAAAGCCGACCTGATCCAGGCGCTCGGCTAGTCGGTCATGGCCTACGCCGAGCCGGATGACCTTGTGGCGCAGTGGCGCACGCTGACTTCCCAGGAAGCGACGCGCGCCACTGCGCTACTCGACATGGCGGCGATCCTCATCGACTCTCGGGTCGACCTGACTGGCCTCCCGGACGAGCATCCGCGCGTCCGAGCGGCCCGGCAGGTGTCCATCGAGATGGTCCGCGAAGCGCTGTCATCGGCCACCCGAGGCGGGGGAGTGTCGTCCCACTCGGTGCAGCTCGACGGGGCGGCCGAGTCCCGCACCTATCGGGACGGCGACTACGCCGCGACCGTCAACCTCACCTTCGACATGCTGGCACTGCTCGGACTGTCGGCGTCCGCGCAATCGCCGGTCGGATACTTCGGCGACTGCCCGTGATCGAGCAGTTCTTTACGTGGCCGGTGGTCGTCGAACGCAAGATCGGCACCAACACCCGCGGACCGGTGTTCGCCGCGCCCGACACCGTGATGTGCCGAGTCCGCATGGAAACCCGAGTCGTCACCACCGAATCAGGGTCCGAAGTGACGACCGTCGCGACGGCGTCGTGCGCGGCCAGCACCCCGACTATCCCCGCGGACTCCCGCGCCACTTTGCCGGCAGCCCTCGCCCGCAACGCCGACGGCAGCCCCCGCAAGGGCGTCGTCGCGGTGGAGAGTCGACACGACGCCGGACTCTCCCTCAGCTTCTACCAATTTCAGATCGCAGGGGGTGCATGATGCCCGCACAGTGGAGCCTCAACGTCGACATGGCGCGCGCAGCCGCCGAAGGTGTCCGGCGCGGCGGCGAACTCATCCTCGACGAGGCCAAGCAACGCGCCCCTTCCCTGACCGGCGAACTACGCGAGTCCGGTGAGGTCCGGGAGATCAGCGCCGACGGCGTGCGGGTGACCTTCACGGCGCCGCACGCCCGCCGGCAGCACAACGTCGACTACGAGCATCCCCGCGGCGGCGAACGAAACTTCCTCGAGAACGCGCAGGAACACGTCCGGCCACAGCTCGAGCAGCTGGTCGCCGCCGAGATCCGTTCGAGGCTCGGCCGGTAGATGGTGTTCACGACGAGCTCCGAGGTGATCGAAGCCTTGGGGCGGAAGATGGCTGCCCTGAATCTGGTCGAGTACCTCGACGACCCGGACGCCGTGTTCACCGAAGGCTCAGCACTTCTCGCGTTCATCGACGGCCTGCTCCCACCTGACCCCGATACCTGTGTGTCGGCGATCGTCACCCGAGACGACCGCGAGCGCGACCCCTTCAACCCTGACATCGATGTGCGGCTCCGGTTCCGGGCTGCCGTCGGTGCGACCAAGACCGCCGACGACTGGGCCGACGCGACATACGCCGCGCTGCACGTGCCCGATCACGTCGTCCGCGGCGACAAGGTGTGGCCCGGCGGCGTCCGGGTCCTAGATGTCCGCCGGGTCATGCGGGCGCTGTCCTTCTCGGACACGAACGGCCGTTCTGTGCGTGCCGATGACTATCGGATAACCCTCAACCCCAAGGAGTGAATGATGGCTGTTCTCAACCATCCGGACACCTCGAATCTGGACGCCACCCTCGCACGGCATTGGGCGGTCCAGGTCCGCGAATCTGCTTCGGACCCCTGGCTGTTCGTCCAGGGTCTCACCGGTGTCTCGCCGAACATGGGCGAGAAGTCGCGTCAGGATGCCGGCGATATGCATGGCGGCAACTACGGTGCGCAGATCGCGACCGAGGCGAACTGGTCGTTGGAGCTGACGCTGCAGCGCAAGCTCGCCGAGGGCGAGCCGGACCCGGGCGTCGAGCTGCTGCGCAGCAAGCAGGGCGAACTCGGCGGAGACGAGCTGGTGCACGTGCGGTTCTGGCGGACCGACGAGCTGCCCGACTCGTACCAGGGTCGCGCGGGCGTCACCTTCGCCAACGCCGCCGGCGACAAGGCGTCGCTGACCGGCGCCACGGTCACGCTGACCGGCTACCAGGGTTACACCAAGCCCGCGAAGCCGACCACCACCGAGACCGCGACCAGCGTCACGGTGTCGCCGGTCGAGGCGACTGTTGATGTCGGCGGGGTGGTGCAGCTGATCGCGAAGGACAACACCGGCGCGATCCGCACGAAGGATGTCACCTGGTCCTCGAGTGGCGGTGCGGTCACCGTCAGCCCGTCCGGCCTGGTGACCGGTGTGTCGGAGGATGTCGAGACGATCACCGCGACTCTCGGCGCACACACCGACACCTGCGCGGTGACCGTCGGCGACGGCACCCCGTAGCCGAATGCAGGAGTACGACGAGTGGCTCGACTCGAGCACGGTCCTCACCTTCACTGAGGGTGGGCCGGAGTTTCGGGTCGAGCCGCCGTCGGCCCTGGCGATGCTGTCCATCCACCGGCGTCTGTCGGAGGGTGGGGAGTTCGCCGAACACGAGGAGCGGCAGGCGATCATCACCGTCCTCGGCGAGACGTGGCGCGAGCTCGCGGAGTCGAACGTGCCCGAGCTTGCCGTCATGCACTCCGGTCGCGCAGTGCTGTCGCGGTACGTGCAATCGGCGGCCGCGGCGATCGACGTGTGGACGTTCACGCCGCCGAAGGAGCGCGCCGAACCAGAGCGGCCGAAGGTGTCGATCTACGGCGTCGACCCAGACGACAGCATCGACCCGCCCGGCACCATCAACGACTACGACCCCGGTGGCGGCCCGTACATGCCCGACAAGGGCATTCGGGTGTGGGCCTACCCCATGGAGTTCGCCCCCGCAGCACAACAGAAGACCGAGCGGCGTAGCGACGACGAACGCGCGAGCTGGTCGGACATCTTCGCGACGTGGGAAGCCATCGAAATCGACTTCGCCACGATCTTCATCTGCGACCTGACCCCGACGCTCCTCGAGGAGAAGTCGTGGCGGTGGTTCGCAGTGCGGCTCTCCCGAATCCTCGGCGACCCAGACACTCTCGCGTCCCGACTCATCAGCTTGCGGAAGGCGGTGGACAGTGGCGACTCGCCTCGATGACCTGTCTCGGCACTACGACCCGGACCTGTATCTGCCGATCAACGGTGCGATCTATCAGATCAAGGCGCCGTCGATCGCCGAGGTGGAGCGCATCCGTCCGAAGCTGTGGGGTTGGGAGGCGTCCGAGTTCGGCCCGGACGAGGAGTGGCGCGAATGTGTGTCCATTCTCGGTGCGGCGTTTTTCGAGATGCTCGCCAACGAGGTGCCCGCCCCGTACGTGGGTCACGCCGGCCGCACCGCGCTCATCCACTTCTGCTCCGGGCCGCAGGGCCCCGAGCTCGGTCGCGCGCACTGGATCTTCACCGGCATCGGTGAACGCCTCGACATGGTGAAGATGCTCGAGCACCTCGCCGACAAGGCCGAACGCACCCGCAATGAGCAGGCCGCGCGTGAAGCGATGAAGGCCGATGGCTGAACGGATCGCGGACCTCTACCTCGATCTGTCGGTCCGCGGCGCGGACAACCTCGACCAGACGCTTCGCCGCGGCCGTGAGTCGCTGGAGCAGATGGGTGAGCAGGCCGACGAGACTGCGGAGGCCGCCCGCCGGTCCGCGCTCCGTACGACGACTGCGTATGAGCGGGTCGCGCGCGAGTTGCAGACTACGCAGCGGGCGTATCAGCGTCACGCGCAGGAGGTTCGGGACTCGTCGCAGCGTGAGGAGATGGCGCTGCAGCGGCTCAACGATGCGCGCGAGCGGTATGGGTCGATGTCTCAGCAGGTGATCCAGGCTGAGGACCGGTATCAGCGGGCGCAGCGTGAGTCCGAGCGCGCCTCGCAGCGCGCCGAACGGCAGATGGATCAGTTGCGGATCGCACAGCAGCGCGCCGCCGACGCGGCTCGCCGCGCCGCCCGTGACGTTCACGCCGCGGGCGAGGAGATCTCGCAGCCGATCCAGCCCCCCGAGATCTCGGGCGCCGAGGGCGCAGGCGAGGACGCCGGCGACGGTATGGGCGCCGGGTTCATGGGCGGATTCGCCGCGCGCATCGCCGGTCTCGGAAGCAAAGCCGGGCCGATCGGTGCCGCGATCGCCGGTGTGGCCGCGATCGGTATCGGTGCCGGCGCGATGCTGGCGAACGCGATCGTCGAAGGTGCTGAGCGCGAGGCGATCCGCGACGACATGCAGGCCAAACTCGGGATCGATGAGGCGTCGGCCCGGAAAATGGCGGCTGCCGCGTCCGAAGCCTACACGGACGTGTTCGGCAACTCCGTCGCCGAGAACATGGCGACCCTGACCTCACTGGCGGATTTCAAGCTGCTGGACACCTCCGCATCCCAGGCAGACATGGAAGGGCTGATCGCGAAAACGACCACCCTCAACCAACTTCTGGGTGCGGAGACACCGGACACGTTGCGTGCTGTGTCCGGTCTGGTCAGGTCGGGGCTCGTCGCTGACATGGGTGAGGCGTTGGACCTCATCACTCGGAGCCGAAACCTGGGCATGAACGCGCAGGAAGACCTAATCGACTCAATCTCTGAGTACTCGACAGGCTGGAAGAACACCGGCTTGTCCGCGAAGATGACCCTTGCGCTGATCGGGCAGTCGATGTCCGACTTCGGTGTCGACAACACCGACCGTGGCGCCGACGCGATCCGCGAGTTCGGCCGACGCGTCACCGAGGAAGGTGACACGATCGTCGCCGCCCTGAATGACATTGGGCTCAACGGAACCCAGATGTATGACGCGTTCAAGGAGGGCGGGCCCGCCGCTGAGAAGGCGTTCGACCTGGCCTTCGACAAGATCCGGTCGATCGAAGACCCGGTGAAGCGCAACCAAGCTGCTATGTCGCTGCTCGGCGACACGTCAGGCGACTTCATCAACGCGTTCGCTCAGTGGGACCCGTCGAGGGCGATGGAGCAGTTCGGTGACGCCGCGGGTGCTGCCGATGATGCGACCAAGACGCTCGGAGACAACACCGCCACGTCCTGGGAAGGCATGCGGCGCACTGCCGAGGAATCGGTGGAGGGCATCAAGGCGGCGCTCGCCGAGGCATTCGGCCCTGAGATCGCGCGTATCGCTGAGGGGATCGCGGCGAACAAGGACGAGATCGTCGCGTTCTTCGCCGACGTCGTCTCTGCGGCACTGACATTCGGCATCGGACTCGGCAACACGATGGCCGGTGCGCTAAAGGTGTTCGGCTACACCACCGGTGCGATCCAGTCGCTCCTCGGCGGGCTGATGTCCATGTTCACTAAGGCATTCGGTGGGCTCGGGGGGCTGATCGAGAAGATCCCCGGAATGCAGGGCGTCGGTCAGCAGATGCAGGACTCGGCAAAATCTGCCGAGGCGTTCACGGAGCAGATCGCCGCCACGAGTCAACGTTCCCTCGATCTCGCCGACGCGATCTCGAACGACTTGGTTCCGGGACTGACGAATGCGCGCGACCGGTTCAACGGCATCGCTGACGGTGCTCGCGAGGGTACGACCGAGATCGACTTCCTCAACGGCGCTGTCACGCGGCTGCCGGACGGCAAGTCGATTATCATCCAGGACAACTCGCCGGAGACGCGGGCGCGTCTCGAGGAGCTGGGTTACACAGTCACCACCCTCCCCGACGGGAGCGTGCGGGTTGAGGCCAACACCGGGCCCGCGCAGACGACGCTGGACGAGTTCCTGCGGAACAACGCGAACCGCAAGACGATCGTCGAGGCGATCGTCAAGCCGATGCTGGACCCGAACTACACGCCGGCGCCTCCTGCGCAGCTGCCGAAGGGGTTCCCGGATAAGTGGCGGACCCCGAAGCCGAACGCTGACGGGTCGATCCGTGAGTACGCGGACGGCGGTGTCGATGGGCCGTTGCCGGATCAGGCGGTGATTCAGCCGGCGCAGAACGGCAAGCGTGGTCTGGTGCAGTGGGCTGAGGCGGATGCAGGTCCGTGGGAGGCGTTCATTCCGGGCGCCCCGAACAAGCGGGGCCGGGCGATGAGCATCCTGTCCGAGGTGGCCGACCGGTTCGGCTACTCGTTGTACCGGTCGTATGCCGACGGCGGGATCTCGGGCGGCCGTGTGCCGTACGGCCTGCCACTCGGGTCGAGCGGCCCGGTCAACGAGCCATGGGTCGACGAACTCGAGCGGGCGTTCGGCGTCCAGGCGACCACCTACGCCGGGCACCAGGAGAAGGACGGCTTCAACAAGGGCATCGACTGGTCGGGGCCGGTCGAGAACATGCAGCGTCTCGCCGAGTACTTCGCGTCGATCGCCTCTCAGTTGGAGCAGGTGATCTGGATGAACCCGCAGACGGGGCAGCAGATCGGAGTCGCTGACGGGCGGTTCGTCGGGCCGGGAACGGATCAGCCGGGCTACTACTCGGCGGACTGGTCTGGGCATCAGGATCACGTGCACACCAGGCAGTCATTCGCGCTGCCGTTGCCGGGCCAGAGCTACGCGGTGGTGCCGGGTGGTGTGACGACGGTTCCGCTCATCCAGAACCCCGACGGTACGTGGACGTCACCAGACCCCGCGTGGGCGGCGCTGATCGCGCGCGAGTCGGGCGGCATCCCGGACCGTGTCCAGGAGGTCCAGGACGCCAACTCGGGCGGCAACGAAGCGTCGGGCCTGTTCCAGATCGCCAAGGGCACGTGGGCTGGCAACGGCGGAACCGAGTTCGCGCCGACGGCCGGTCAGGCGACCCCGGAGCAGCAGGCGATCGTGGCTGCGCGGATCTTCGACAAGTCGGGCGGGCAGCCATGGGGTGCCGGCCTGCCCGGGCGTGAGAACGAGGACGCGTTGCGCGCTGGCCTCAGCACGACCGGCGGCGGGTACGGATACGGCGTCGAGCCGGGCGGTGGGTACGACGGTAGCCCGGGTTCGACGCCGCCGAAGCCCAAGGAGCCGCCGAAGGACCCGAACACCGTTGAGCTGACCTTCGACAATCCGTTCCAGCCGTTCTGGTGGAAGGGCGAGAAGGAGTACCGCGACCGGATTATCGAGGACTACGAGGCGCAGCAGGCGTGGGATGACTACCTCAACCAGCGCGGTGATTGGGCGCCGAAGGAGCAGAAGCAGGCGACGAGTCGGAAGACGCTCGCCGAGGCGACGCGCGATCTGAAGGACGCCGAGACCGACCTCGCGATCGCGATCCAGCGGCAGAAGGAGCAGAAGCCCGACGCTGCGGAGTCGGCGAAGATGTCGATGCAGAAATCGGTCGACGAGGCTCGCACCAAGGTCGAGGACGCGAAGGCCGCCCTCGAAGAGGCGAAACGCCTACCGAATCCGGTGAAGCAGTACGCGATGGGTGATGTCCGCAACGGGCACCAGCCGGAGATTGTGCGGCCGGGCGACTATCGGCTGTGGGGTGAGCCCGAGTCGGGTGGTGAGTCGTACATTCCGCACGCGCCGGACCGTCGAGCGCGGGCGCTGGGGATCTGGGCTGAGACGGGTCGCATCCTCGGGGTGCAGGGCTTCGATCAGGGCGGGTTTGGCGGGTACGCCGCGGACACACGGGACGCGATGGCGCCGAAGAATCTGTACGACCTGATGGCCCTCGGTGTGGGCGGGACGATGACCGCACTCAACACGATCGCCCCGTACGTGAAGATGGCGATGACCGGTCAGGTCGACCTGGGGAACATGACGCCGAACGTCGACCTCGGTGCCAACTCGCCGCCCCTTGTCGCGGAGTACGTCGGGCAGGTCGCCAATCAGATCTCGCAACAGCTCACCGAGATCGTGTGGGCGATCAAGGACGGGAAGAACATTCGCGTCACTGTCGAGAACGCCACCGGGCCGTCGGGCCTCTCACTCACGAGGAGGGGCAAGTGACGCTGTTGACGACGGAGCCGCGGTTTCGGTTCACCGGGTGGGACGGCCAGGAGTTCTCGTTCGGGGACCCGTCGTGCCCGCTGCGTCTGGATCGGATTGACGGTCTCGGTGGCGCGCCGGCGGACTTCATCGACGTCGAGGGCGCCGGTCAGGCTGGTGTGACGTTCATCGACATGGTCGAGAAGCCGAACGTGATCACGCTGGACCTGCGGTTCGGGCCGTTGATGAACGACGAGACGATCAAGGGGACGGCGGCGGTCGAGGCGTACAGCGGGTGGCGTCGGTCGCTCGGGCGGGGGCGGAAGGTCGGGAAGTTCGAGTGCCTCGACACCGAGCGGTTTCAGCTGGTGCGGCCGGTGTTGTCGTCGATGCCGCCGTACAACCTGCGTGACGTCCACAACGTGGGGTTCGTGGCTGATGAGCGTACCCAGTTGCGTTCGGACGAATCGTATTGGCGAACTGACCCGTTCGACCAGACATTCAACTATGGGTCGACCATCCTTGTGGACAACCTTGGGGATGATCCGTCGTGGCCGTGGTACCAGATCACGGGGCCGATCACGGCGCCGACGATCGGCCTCGCGGGTGAGTCGGTCCTGATCAAGCGCGCCAACGGGACGACCCTGACGATCCCCGCGGGCAAGACGCTGACCGTGCAGACCGACCCGGACTGGTGGGAGGTCGTCGACAGTGACGGCGTCGACCATTCGTGGCTCGGCCAGCGCTGGCACACCCGAGCACCGGAGGACACAGAGGGCATACCGGTCACCTTCACCGGCTCCGGCACGTCCTCAGCAACGAAGATCCGCGTCGTTGTGCCGCAACTTTTTTGGACGGCCATCTGATGCCCCCGCTGTTCGATCCCGGCTATGCGCCCGGGTATGCGATGCCGTTCACCGGCCGCGTCGAGCAGTTCGACATCGAGATCGGGAAACGGTTCGGCACCGGCCCAGGGTCGAAGGTGTCGTGGCGGCCGGTCGGCACCTACCAAGAGGCCGCGATCGACTCGACGTGGGGTCTCGAGGCCGGCGGCATGGTGTTCACGCTCAAGGAGTCGAACCCGCTCAACGACCTGATCACCGACACCGGCATCCAGCGGCGGGCGTACCACGTGCGGGCGCGTTACAACGGCCTCGAGTTCACCGGCCGCATCAAGAAACGGACGGTGCGCAGCGAACGCGGAGTCCTGTCGTTCCAGTACGAATGCGTGGACTACAAGTATTGGTTGACCCGGGTGCTGTTCTGGGTGAACCCGCTGTTCCCGCCGGAGATCCAGGTCGGCCTGACGGGTAAGCAGGACATCGCTTTCGGGCCGTCGGACGCGGTGATGAAGTACTTCCTCGCGAAGAACTTCACCCGTCTCGGCCGCCCGGTCTATTGCAAGCTTCCGATCCGGTGGCCGGCGGCGTGGTCGCAGTCGAACATCGCGAACATCTTCGACCTCGACGCGCTGTTCGACATCCTCCTCGGCGGGTCAGCGAACGGTGGCGATGTCGGCAGTTCGGGTGGTGCGATGGGCGAGCACCTCGGCGATGTCGACCTGCTGGGCCCGATCTCGGACCGTGTCGCGGGGCTGTTCGACGAGATCGTGGCGATGCAGTGCCGGTTCTCCCCGGGCGATGAGGCGTTCGCGCAGACCGTCGACCTCCTCGAAATGGGCGTCACGGTGGACTTCTGGGACGGGCACGGCACCAGCCCGCAGGTCTTCAACACCGACACCCTCTCCGACCTGCAGTCGATCATCGACGTCTCCGACGACCACTTCCTCGACCTGTCGCAGCTGTTGAAGCCGATCGTCAACGGACTGTGGTCGTACAGCATGAATCGCGCCGGCTACGTCTTCGACACCCAGTTGAAGCGGGACAAGCGGAATGTCATGTGGCGCACCGACGGCACGCAGATCGACAGCTGGGAGAACGCCGAGGAACACGGCGACGCGACCGACGCCGTCGTGGGCGGCAAGTCCCCGAGCATGGTCAACGAGCTCATCGAGATCGGCGCGAACCTCGCGATCGCCGCGATCATCGCGGTCGTCGCCACCATCCCCGGGCTCGCCGGCATCGGGGGGCTCGCGGTCGGCGTCGGTGATCTGTTCGATGACATCTTCTTCGCGTACCAGCGGTTCTGGGACGCCGAACTCGAGGACGACATCGGTGAGGACGATGCGTTCGCCGAGATCTTCGCCGACAACACCGCGGCGTGGTCGGTGGATTCGTACTCGGTGGGGAAGAAGGCGTTGAAGGACCACGGCGGTTCAAATCAGTTGACCATTAACACGATCGCGTACGGGCCGACCGGAAAGGGCATCAGCTTCGGCGCTGACAACGGCACCGCGCGACGGTTCAGGACCGGCGACATGATGTCGTTCTGGGACCGCGGGAACATCGTCGAGCAGTACGCGTCGAAGGTGACGATCGCTGACAAGCCGGGGGAGCGGATGATCCAGCAGGTCACCCTCGGAGACGACAAGCGGCTGAAGGGGCCGTGGGATCGCCTGCTGGGCGGTATCGGCCGTGCGAGCGCCGCGATCAACGGCCTCGCGAACAGCACATAGGCGCTGTCACTTCCCCCAGAGTCTCATCAAAGTCCGACCCCGCTCCCGTTCAGGGACCGGGGATCTCACCATGCCAGGAGGCACCCCATGGCTGATCCCGTTTGGCTTCCCGACGTACTGCGCGCAGAAGGTCTGCGCTGCGACGTCTACCCCGGCGCGTTCGAGCGCGGGCATGGCGACTTCGGCACGATCTGGGGTCCGTTCATGCATCACACCGGCTCGTTCGGTGAGACGCCGCGGGGTATCGCGCAGCATTCCTCGCTCGGCCTCGCGTCGCAGCTGCACCTCGCGGCGAACGGCGTCGTCACGCTGTGTGGCGTCGGAGTGGCCTGGCACGCCGGTACCGGGTCGTGGCCGGGCATCCCCGCCAACAACGGCAACGCGGTCACCATCGGCATCGAGGCCGCGCACAACGGCACCGCGGCATGGTCGGACGCCCAGCACGGCGCCTATCTGAAGGTGGTGCGCGCGATCAACAAGCGCCTCGGCAACCCGTGGAACAAGGTCGTCGCGCACAAGGAGTACGGCGCGATCCAGGGCAAGTGGGACCCGGGCAATCTCGACATGAAGCTGTTCCGTCAGCGTCTCCTACAGGCGCCGGACAAGCCGCTCGCGGTCATCAACATGATCGAGCTCGAGGCCAAGGAAAACCCGTGGGTCGGCGTGCGCAAAGCGAAGGCCGGCGCCGCGGGTGAGCGAACGGTCGGCCGTGACGGCAAGGGCCGGTTCGTCGAGTACGACAACGCGCACATCTACTTCCACCCGGCGACCGGCGCTCACGCGATCCCTCACGGCGGCCTGTTCGAGGCGTACACCGACCGCAAGTGGGAGACCGGCGAACTCGGCTTCCCGGTGCGCGACTTCACCAAGCTCGCCGACGGCGCAGTCATGGCCTTCCAAGGTGGCGTGCTCTACCGCAAGGACGGCAAGGGCCACCACGTCGTGAAGGGCGTCATCGGCCAGCGCTGGGCGCTCGAGGGCTACGAGAAGGGCCCGCTCGGTTGGCCGACGTCGGACGAGATCTCGAACGGCACGGGCGGCAAGCGTCAGGCATTCGAGCACGGCGTCCTCGAATGGGACCCGTCCGGCGCGGTGAAGAAGATCGGCGACGCCGCGAAGGACCTCACCCTCGTCAACGCGGCCGGCATCCCGCTGGCCGTCGAAGCAGTCGACCTCATCGCGGCCTGAGCCGCACCCACAAAAGGAGTTCTCGTCATGTCTGTACCCACCCCTCGTCTTGTCCTCGGCCGCGAGCCCGCCGCCTGGACCTCCCTCATCTCGGCTGTTCTGGTGTTGCTGACCACGTTCGGGTTCAACATCCCCACCGAGACGCAAGGCGTGTTCATGGCCGCGGTCAACGCGGTACTCGGTCTGCTCGTGGTGATCTCGGTGAAGGAGAGCGTGTATCCCGCGCTCGTCGCGGTGGTGCAGACGGCAGTGCCGCTGGTCGTGGCGTTCGGCCTGAACCTCAGTGAGCAGCAGCAGGGCGCCATCCTTGCAGTCTCGACGATCGCACTCGGATTCCTGTTCACCCGCCCGCAGGTCACGCCGAAGGTGTCGGTCGGCATCGAGCTTCCCGCTGACGGGGTCGAGCGCGAAGTCAACCTCGGCTGATGCTCGGCGCGCGGCTGATGGCCGCGGTCACCGGCTGCATGAACGTGGCGGTCGGCGTGCTCTACATCTCCCCAGAGGAGTTGGTGCGCCGACCACTGCAGCCCGGCCAGGTGTCTGCCGTCGTGTGGGTGGAATCCATTGGCCCGATGTGGTTTTTCGGATTCCTCCTGACCGGTCTGGCGCTACTCCTTGCTGTCGTGCGCAGACGCGGGTTCATCTTCGCCCACGTCGCTACGTCGGGGTTCCTGGCGTTCTACGCGGGCTGCATCCTCTTCTCCGCCGTTCTGACTGAACCGCCGGTTCCTGTAGTCCACGGGACGTTCGCGGGCTTCATGGCGATCTTGCACATTGCGATCGCCCGTGGTGACGCGGAAAGGAACTGTCGGTGAGCCCAGAATTGATCGCCTCTTTCGGAGGCCTCCTCGCTGCCATCGGTGCGCTCGTGACCGGCGTGCTGGCGACGCGCTCGAAGGTGAAGCTCGACGACATCGCCAAGCTGCACGCCCGGATTGATGAACTCGAGGCCGACCTCGCGAAGGAGAGGGAGGCCCGCGACCGCGATAACGACCAGGCGCGGGCGAAGCACTCGCGGATCATCGCCGACTACGAAGCCGAGCTGGCTGAGCTGAAGGAGCGTCTGCGACAGCGGGATCGGACCATCGGGCGTCTCGATCATGTGGTGCTCGCGCTGCGCACCTACGTCGCGCGGGCCCGACGGAAGCTCGTCGACCACGAGATCGACCCGCCGGCCGAGGTCGAGGGGATGAACGACTGATGATCGAACTCTTCTGGTGCGACGGCACGTGGGCAGGGCGTGGGGGGTCGCCGGCGTCGGAGGCACTGAGGCGGAGTCTGCGGCCGTCGGTGAAGTTCACCTACGTCAGCTATCCCGGCATGTTCGGTCCGGCGACGGGTGCTCACCACATGTCGGCGGCCGAGTCGATCGAGGCCGGTGCGCGCGCGATGGCCGCCGCTGTGCACGCGTCGCGGTATCCGGCGATCGTGGGCGGCTATAGCCAGGGCGTGATGGTGGCGTACCGGTTTGCCCGCGACATCCTGCCGAAGCGGCCCGAGCTCGACGTGCGGGCAATCGCGGCGATGGGCAACCCGCACGAGCCGCTGCACCGCGGCGCACGTGGCGGCATCGCTGACCGGCTCACCCTGCCGCGGAAGCTGTTGTCGGTGTGGGCGCCTGGCGATCCGATCGCCGACATTCACAAGGATGCGCCGCTGCGGTCGGCGTGGGATGTCGTCGAGTTCATGTCGGTGCGCGATCAGCCGTCGGCGTTGCGGTGGCTGGACAGCATCGCCGACGCGGTGACCGATGGCCCGCAGGATTGGTGGCGGCGACCGGACTTTATCGCCTCGCTGATCGCCGCCCGAGACTACGTGTGGGGCACACAGCACACCACCGACTACGCGAGGTTCGGTCACGCCACCCGCCTCGCGCGGCAGATCGAAGCGATGGTGCCCTGATGGGTGTCCGTATCCCGGGTGGCCGGAAACCGCAGATTGACAACGACCCGCTCGGCGACTTCTGGGATGAGCTGGTCGAGGCGATCATGGATGTCCCGATCCGCATCCTGATCGGCATCATTGGGATCGTGCCGGTGTTCGGCCAGCCGATCGCGAATGCGTTGGGCGAGTGGCTGCTCGACACGAACGAAAAGGCGGTCGACGCGATTGAGACCGTGGTGTCGGTGGGCACGCAGCTCAACTATGTGCAGGAACTCATCGTTGTTCGCACTGGTCGGCCGTTCTGGGAGACGGGGCCGGATCGTACTGCGTGCGTGTCGTTTCCGTTCGGTCTGATGAATCTGCCGATGTCGACGATCTCGATCGGCGGCGGTCAGCATCAGCACGCAATCACTGGCAGCACGGCGAGCGCAACTGCTGCCGGCGACTCGCACCTTCACGGCGCAGGTGTGGGTCAGCGGGCGAACAGCAACTCCGGCGGCGTCGACTCCGCACACACACACACCGTCGTCCTGTCCACCACGCCGCCGTCGGTGAAGGCGACCGCCACCTACGCGCCGTGGGGCACAGTCATCTTCGACTCCGCCGCGGAGCGCAAGGTGCTGAACTGGATTGCATGGAAGTCCGGCACGGTGTCGACGTTCTTCATCGACGTCTACCGGCTCGAGCCCGACGGTTCGTCCACGTACACCGGGTACAGCACCCCTGATCTCGCGGGCGCTCTCGCGACGATGCCGGCGTGGATGTCGCACCTGATGGATGGTGCGTCGATCGTCGCTGACATCGACGACGCTTTCGAGGTCCAGTTCCGCATGACCGGCTCGGGTGATGTCCACATCGCGGGCGTGAACATGACGAATCCGATTCCGCTGCCAGGGTTCCGGCCCTACACGGCAGGTTCGGGGCGCAACCCGTCGACCACCCCGACGCCGTCGACACTCTCGCTCGCGACCCGTGACGCCATGTACACCGGCCCCACGCCGTTCATCGGGATTGGCATCGATGTCGGTCAGGTTGACCTGCCGCGTGTTCACTTCGACAACTTCAACCGGGCATCGCTGGGTCCGCGGTGGATCACCTATGGCAGCAGTATCGGCATCAGCGACAACAAGGTCCAGTTCACCGGCAGCTCCATCGCGAACACCACAGCTGCGGCCATGTACCACCAGCCGCTCGCATCCGATGTTGTGGAGGTCAGTGCTGATCTGTCTGTCGATGCCGAAGACATCGGGATCGGCATGTGCTGCACGTCCGGTCTCGGGTCCGGTGTGTGGCTGGTGCTCGATGACAGCGGCATCGCTCTGTCGACGGGCGCCTACAACTCGCGCACCGCGCGCGCCTCGGATGAAACAGACGACCCACCATCGGGTCGGTACACGGTGCGGCGCATCCCATCCGAGGACGCCTCGCACTACATCTTCCAGGTGTACTTCGGCGACGCGAACACTGAAGGCGCCGTGCCGATTCTGACGTGGCCCGACACCGGCGGAGTGGTCGGGACTGGCGTCGGCCGCCGCTGGGTCGGGATGCTCGCGCGCCGCAACGGCCTCATCAACCCATCCGGGCGTCTGGACAACTTCACCGCCGCCGACATCACCATCGAAGAAGGAGAATGACCATGGCATTCCAATCCAAGCTGTACGGGCCGATGTTCCTCAGCCTCGGCAACGGCGAAATCAACTTCAACACACACACATTCAAGGCAATGCTGTGCACCAGCAGCTACGCACCCAACCAGGACACCCATCGGTACAAGGCCGACGTCACGAACGAGATCGCGGGCGGCGGCTCGACCGGCTACACCGCGGGCGGCCAGACCCTCACCGGCGTCACCGTCGCCTACAACGGCGCCACCAACCTCTACTCGGTCGACTTCAACGACCCCAGTTGGCCCAACTCCAACATCACCGCCCGGTTCATGGTGGTCTACGACGACACCCCGGCCACCAACAAGCCGCTCGTCTGCTACTGGGACTTCGACGAAGACAAGATCAGCGCGTCGGGCAACTTCACCGGCACCCTGTCGGGCTCCGGCCTCGTCAACATCACCGCTGCCTGACCGAAAGGCGAAGTCGCCGTGCGCATCGAGAAAGACCCCAACGCCAAGCTCGACTACGGCATCGACTGGACCGACTGGCTCAAGCAACGCAACGGCTCCACCGATCAGATCGTCGCCAGCACATGGTCGATCAGCGGCCCCGACACCGCGCTCGCTCAGGCTGACCCGTCGTTCTCCTCCACCCAGACGGGCGTGTGGCTGTCAGCTGGTACGAGCGGCGGAAAGTATTCGGTGACCAACCACATCACGACCGCAGCCGGGCGCGAGGATGACCGGACCCTGGCGATCGTCGTGAAGCAGAGATGACCGCTGTCGCCGTCGAGCACCGCGTCGTCGCGGCCACCCTCGATGTGTGCCGTGTCCACGTGGACGCCGAGAACCGCACGGGCACCGTCCCGGCTGAGGAACGCAGCACCGCGGTACCCGCCGACGCTCGGCGGCGACGGATCTCGTGGGAGGACCGCGGTCCGTCCGCGCCGACCGGCGTGCAGGTGTTCGGCGACCCCGCGACGGCGACAGCTGTCGCACCACAGGGCACAGTCGCCACGGTGCGCAACGTCGCCATCGTCGGGCTGGTGGCAGGCGGTACAGCGCTCGCTCCCCAGGGCGCTATCTCGGTCAACAACGAGATCCCCGGGCAACCCGCCACCGCGACCGCGACCGCCCCAGACGGCGAAGTGGCGGCCACCCGCAACGTGGCGGTCGCTGGGTTGCCGGCGGGCGCGAGCGCGTCAGCGGGCGAGGGGTCGGTCGTCGCGCAACGCAACGCGGTGATCGCCGGGACCGTGGCCGACGCCGCGGGCACGGCACCACTCGGTTCGGTCACCGCCATCCGGCACGCCGCCATAATCGGCAGCGCTGCAACAGCAGCCGCAAGCGCTCCCGCGGGCGAGATCGCGACCGTCCGACACGCCACCATCACCGGCACACCCGCCGACGCCACCGCGACAGCACCCGTGGGCAACATCGTCAACGTCGTCGACATCGAAGTGTTGGGCGACGTCGCAACAGCGAGCGCGTCGGCACCCGCCGGATCAATGCTCGCCATCCGCAATGCCACGATCCCCGGGCAACCAGCGGGCGCGGCCGCCGCGGCACCTGACGGCGTCGTCAGCACAGTTCGCAACACCACCGTGGTGGGCGCAGTCGGCGCCGCCAGCGCGCAGGCACCCGCAGGCACTGTGCAGGCCGTCCGCAACGCCGCCATCTCCAGTCAGCCCGCCACCGCCACGGCGTCGGCGCCAACAGGATCGGTGGCGGCCATTATCAACTACCCGCGCCAGCGCATGAATAAGAGCGGATCGTTCACTATTCTTGCGTCGGGGTCGGGGGCGGTCACTGGCTGGGCGTCCGACGCGACGGCTCCTGCAACAGTGTCGAGCAACCGCTACCAGGTGGTCAGTACAACCGGCGTCGCCACGGTCACCCTCAACCTCGGCGACTACACCGGCGCCGCGCAACTCGGCATCTACCAGGCCGGAGTGCTCATCGGCCAGGGGAACACCACATTCTCGATCCCCTCCGTATCGGTGACCGCGGGGCAGCAGTTTGATGTGCGGCGGATTACAGGGTCTGCAACTGGTGGCACGTACTCGACCGGCCATCTCGAACTGTCGTAGTCACTAGGGTTCCCAGTCGTCGCCGAGCACCTGGGCGAGCCGCTCGGTAAGGTCGGGCTCCTCGGGGCGCCGGCTGTAGATCACGTCCTCGCACTCGACGACGAGCTCGAGTAGGTCGGGGTCGGGCTCAACCCACCCGCCGCCGGTGCGCACCTGGTGCTCCGCCTGCCGACGTCGCATCACCGACGCGACAGCCTGAGCCGCGGCGCGCAGCGTCTCACGATCAGTCACCCCGCCATCATCGCAGGGAACCGTCCGGCCGTCGGCTGCGTCCAAGCTGCATGGTCCTCGACATCCTCGCCATCGCAATCTGCGCCACCACCGCCTGGTGGCTCACGACAACGCCCCCGGCCTCACACCACTGAGGATCGGGGGCGCTTTCGTCGTCTCAGGAGGCCGGCGCTGTGACCTTCGGGCTCATCTCCTCCGTGTACTGATTCCACGTCGCCTCACACCGGTACGGCTGGAAACCAGTCATGCCGCCGCGCGCGTTCTCTGCATTCACCTGACCCGTCACGATCCACACGCCCGACAAGACGGGAGGCGAGACCACGGTGACCCCACGAAAGTCGACCGAGTCGGGGTTGCGCGCCATCCGATCGACCATCGTGGCGCACGCAACCTGCGCGCGGAACTCCAGATCCTCCGGCGACCGAGCCTCGACGACCTCTTCGGGGCTATCGCTCGCAGAACCGGAGGACTCGTCACCCACACCGAAAGCCGACGCGATGAGCCCCACGACGAGGAGGCCTCCAAAGACTGAGGCGAGAGTGATCCAGAGGGCGCGGTTCGACGACTTCGGCTTCCGGCCGGTCGGGTACGGAGGGAGCGGGGCCGCCGCCGGCTGCACGGGGTGACGGTTCGCGGTCCACTGGTATCCATCCCACCACCGCAGCAT